CTCAAAACCATGAGCATGGATGAAGTCACCGCAAAACTGGCAGATACTTTTGAAAATCAAGCAGCGGCGAAGGCTGATACATTTCAAGGCAAATTAACTAGACTTCAAATCGCCTTCGATGAAGGTAAGGAAACTGTAGGCGCTTATATCCTTACAGCGATTACCCCTATGGTTGAACTTATTGTCAATAAGGTTATTCCGGCCATTCAAGATTTTACGTCCAACCTAGGCGATAAACTAGCGCCAGTAATGAGATTTATTCAGCCAGTAATCAATGGCTTACAATCTGCATTTAATTCAGTTCGCAATTCTCTTGCCGAAAATAACGATGAACTTCGACCTTTCTTTAGCCTACTTCGCAATATCTCAGACTTTATTGTGACCTATGTAGGGCCAGCGATTAGTGAAACCCTTGGGTTAGCCTTCAAGGCACTTGGCAAGATTATTGCCACAATCATCGACCAGTTCGCTACCTTTGTCACTAGCATTACAAAGATTTACAACACCATTACCGGCATCCTCGATGCAATCCGCGGGGCAGGCTCAGCTGTAGGCAACTTCTTCTCCGGCGCTTCTTTCGCTACCCCTCAACCATCGGCTCCGGCTCCCATGGCTCCATTCATCCCAACACCGGCTCCTTCAGTCCCTAGATTCCAATATGTCGGCGGCGGAAGTACTAACATCACAGTTAATGGGGCTATCGATAGCGAATCAACCGCTCGCCAGATCGTAGGACTTCTCAACGATTCCTCAGCTCGAGGAACACTCGGTGGCTCGGGACTTGTATTTGTATGACAGCATGGACACCTACCTACAAGGTCTTAGTCAATAGCGTCGAAATCACCGATGTAACTATTGCCAATCTGACCATTACTTCCGGCCGTACTGATATCTATGAACAGCCTGTAGCAGGATATTGCCAACTACAACTAATCAACTTTGACAATTCAAGCTATAACTTCACAGTAGGAACCTCAATTACAGTCGAGGTGACTAACTCATCCGGAACTTATGTGCCTATCTTCGGCGGCAGAATCTCGGATTTTACAATCTCAGTAAATCAGGCTGGAAGCCTTGGTTACACCACCGCCTGCACAATTACAGCTTTAGGTGCTTTATCTAAACTTCCTAAGATTATTGATAACGCAGTGCTTTTAGCCGATCAAGACGGCGACCAGATTTACACGCTTCTTTCTGGCTATCTTCTCGGATCATGGAATGACGTGCCAGCAGCTGAGACTTGGGCTAATTACAATCCGACGGAGACTTGGGCTAACGCCTTAAATATCGGCCTTGGAGAAATAGACCGGCCTGGTGATTATGAGCTAATTGCTCGATCATCTTCGCCAATCGACCTTTACTCAATCTGCGCCGATATCGCTAATTCGGCTTTCGGTTATTTATACGAAGATGCTTACGGCAATATCGGATATGCAGATTCAACTCATAGACAAGATTATTTAGCAGCCAATGGATATACAACACTCGACGCTAATCATGCCAATGGCATAGGACTATCGGCCACGACCCGAGCCGGTGACCTAAGAAACTTCTATGAAGTAACTTACGGCAATAGCGGCAACCAAAAATACACAGCTCAAGATTTAGTTAGCCAAGCCGAATATGGCGTTTATGGTGAAGTTTTTACATCCAGAATCCGGCACACCGCCGATGCGACAGCCTTGGCTGAAAGATATATTGACCTTCGGGCCAATCCTTACCCAAAGTTTCAAGCCATTACTTTCGTTCTAGGTAATCCAGAAATCGATAACTCGGATCGTGACGCTTTACTTAATATTTTTATGGGCCAGCCAGTCTGGATTCAAAACTTGCCGGGCAATATCACAGACGGCGAATTTCAAGGCTATGTCGAGGGATGGACATTCCGGGCAAGCCTAAATAACCTAAGCGTGACATTTAACGCCACGCCAATAAACTTCTCCCAAGTTGCTGTAAAATGGGAGCAGGTAAATGCAGCTGAGACTTGGAACACCCTAAGTCCAACCCTTACATGGATCAACGCGATAGGAGTCGTAGCCTAATGGCAACAACCACAACCAACTTTGGCTGGGATATTCCTCAGTCAACCGATCTTGTTAAGGATGGCGCAACCGCCATCGCGGCACTTGGTCAAGATATCGACACAGCTTTAGTTGACCTTAAAGGCGGCACTACGGGGCAAGTACTAGCAAAGGCAACAAATACAGACCTTGATTTTTCTTGGGTCGCTCAAGATGACTCAAACGCTATTCAGAACGCAATTGTGGATGCCAAGGGCGACCTCATTACTGCAACAGCGAACGACACTCCAGCTCGTTTAGCGGTAGGTACTAATGGCCATGTTTTGACAGCTGATTCCACTACTGCAACCGGCATTAAATGGGCAGCTCCTTCGGGTGCAAAAGTTTTGCAAGTAGTTTCAACCGCTTATACAACAACAACATCTACAACTAGCACAACCTTGGTTGATACTGGGTTAAATCGATCTATTACTCCATCTGCTTCGTCAAGCCAAGTGTTGGTTACTGTAACTATTCCTTTTGGTTTATCTTCTAGCACCGCTCAAGCAGGCGGAAGATTTGCTATATTTAGAGGTAGCACAGAAATCGGTAACTATTCAGCTGCGGCACAGATTTATACCGGAGGAACTGCACCTGCCGAATTATATGGCACTTGGTCAATTACCTTCTTGGATAGCCCAGCGACAACTTCTTCTACAAACTACAAAGTTCAATTTCTTGCAAGAGTAAACGCAACAGTTGAAATCTCTATTGCAAGCTGCGCTTCAACAATGACTCTCATGGAAATAGGTGCATAATGGCTAAAACTAGCGATGTTTTAATGATGCTATGTCCTGATAGCGAATGGCTGATGACTAATGACGATTTCGATTCAATCGTATGGTTAAAGGGTAAAAAGATTACCAAGGCCCAATTTGAAGAAGGTTTGGCTAATTTTGATGCTTGGAAAACTGAAAAAGAGACTGAGAAGGCAACAGCTAAGGCTGCGCTACTCGATCGTCTTGGCATTACTGCCGAGGAAGCTGCATTACTACTGGCATGACTCCCAAGTTATGCAAAGCCGGACAGCAGCTGCGCGAGCAGTTCGATGATAGTTTTCCAGACCGAGATAGAACCTCGGATGGATGGATCGCAGATGCTCGTCATGTCGCAGGTGGTAAGTCTGACCATATTCCAAGCTCTGATGGCAAGGCAATTGTTCGGGCACTTGATATTGACCGAGATGTGTCTGGTAAAGCCAAGCCCGACCTCATGCCAAATATTGCTGACCAAATTCGACTTTGCGCTAAGGCCGGAGACAAAAGGGTCGCGTACATTATTTTCGCAGGAAAAATTGCTTCACCTCGCATGGGCTGGCGCTGGCGCAAGTATTCGGGAGTCAATCCTCATAACCATCACTGCCATATTTCTTTCACTTCAAAAGGCGATGCAGATGGCTCGTTTTTTTCTATCCCAGCGTTAGGCGGAAAAGCGTGAATCTAAAGCACCCAGCATTTGTAGCAGTTGGAGCATTCCTCGCAGTATGGGGAACTACTTCTAACTTTGACCTTAACTATCGCTCAATCTTGGGCGCAGTTGTCGCAGGCGTATTTGGATACGCAACGCCTAAAAAATGAGCGCACAGGACTTTGCGGCGATTGCCGTCGCTATCATCACAGTGCTTGGCGGCGTTGCAGCTTATGTCCAGTTCATGATTAAGCACTACTTATCTGAACTTAAGCCAAACGGCGGCTCATCTATAAAGGATCAGGTTAATCGATTAGAAGCGCGTGTCGATACAATAATCGACCTACTAGGTAAGTAACACTTTATCTATGGCAAGGAAGCGACCAGTCATAGACTTAGATACTTATAGCAAACTCGATGCTTTTTGCATCGCTATGAACGAGTATTACAAGTCATTACGCAGGGCAGGTTTCTCAGAGACTCACGCCTTTTGGCTTTTGTCAGATCGTGAAACTTTCCCAGACTGGATTATCCCCGGCCTACCCAATCGAATCGATAACATTCCCTATGAGGATGACGAGGACGAATGAAAAAAACAGTGGTTTTGCCAGATTTGCAATGCCCGTATGAAGATTCACATTTAGTCAATAATTTAGCCCTATTTATTAAGGCTTATCGCCCGGATGCAGTTTTGACCATAGGCGATGAAATTGACCTTCCACAAATTAGTCGCTGGGAAGAAAACAAGCCCGGATGGTATGAGCAAACCTTGGCAGCTGATAGAGATCACACAGTCGAGGTTTTGTGGAAATTAACCGAGCATGTCAAAGAAGCCCACATGATTCGCAGTAACCACACAGACCGGCTTTACAAAGTAATCATGAACAAGATACCGGCTTTCCTCAGCCTGCCGGAGTTAAAGTTCGAGAAGTTTCTTAAGCTTGATGAACTAGGCATTAAATTTTGGAAAGAGCCCATGCCTATCGCTAAAGGCTGGATAGCCATCCATGGCGATTTAGGATCGCTTAACCCTAATCCCGGAATGAGCGCGTTAAATCAAGCCCGCAAGCATGGGGTCAATGTAATTATGGGGCACACGCACAGAGCGGGCAGGAGTGCCGTTTCTGAAGCTTCTAACGGGGTTTTAAGACGTGTTCTGCATGGAGTGGAAGTAGGACACGCAATGAGCCTAAAACACGCCAAATACGTCTCTACGCCTAACTGGCAGCAGGCTTTTGCTATCGTCAAAGAGCATGGCAAGAATGTCCAAGTTGACCTCATTTACGTCGAGAAGGATGGCACGTTTATCGTGGACGGAAAGGTTTATGGAAGGGTTCGCTAGGCCGGACTTCGGGGATGAAAACCCGGATGAATTCGTTATCGTTTCGTTATCTAAATCTGGCGGGTGTTTAATTCACCAGCTGTAAGGTTCTCTCAAGAAGCCAGAAACGCTGGCTAAAGGGAGATAAATGAATCATATAAATCATGACCATATCGTCATATTTTCAATGCTACTTGGGAGTTTACCGGGCTTTGTATTTGGATATATCAAGGGACACAGTGACGGGCTAAAACAAGCTCGCAACTCTTATCGTCGCTTGACACGTCAAATGCAACAGTCGGTAAATCGATGAACGCTCGTGACTACCTTAACGAGGCAAGAGCCACAATCCAAGATCGTGGAATGGATTATGGACACCCAAGCGACAACATGCAGCGCACAGCCTCACTTTGGAGCGCGTACTTGGAAATACCAGTTACAGACTATCAAGTTGCAATCTGTATGGCACTCGTCAAAATTGCCAGAAGCATGGAAACGCCAAAAACTGACACGTATGTCGATATGGTGGCCTATGCCAGCCTCGCAGCCCAACTACACACAGAGGAAAATGACCTTTATGTTTAACCTAGAAGATTACGAGACAGTCGAAGAACGCCTAGTAAAGTTTTGGAAGGATCACCCAGATGGTCAGATTCATACGCGCTTGCTTGATAGCAGTGCTTCTCGATTTATCGTTGAAGCTAGTATCTTTCGAACTGAGGCAGATGTTAGGCCTTGGACGACTGGCCTTGCTGAGGAAACAGTCCAAGGTCGTGGAGTCAACGCTACGTCGGCTCTTGAAAATTGCGAAACAAGTGCGATTGGCCGCGCACTGGCTAATGCAGGCTATGCTACAAAAGGAAAGAGAGCATCTCGCGAAGAAATGGGCAAAGTCATCGAGATGAATAAGGTAAAGGCTAACATCGACGAGGTAAAGGCTAAGATGGCCGAGACTTCTACACAATACGTCCCAGTACCGAAGGCAGACGATCCATGGACTATCGCAACAGCACAGCCAGTACAGACTTTAGAGAGTGCCGTCGAGATGGTGAAATCATCACTTGGTGGCACTGCGGTGGACGAAAGTTGTATTCATGGACCAAGAATCTGGAAAACTGGCACTAGCAAGGCCGGTAAGCAATGGGGGCATTGGAAGTGCAATGTCTCTAGGCAGAACTTTACCGATGAGCCATGCGATCCGATTTGGTACGAGATTGCAGCTGATGGCACATGGAAACCACAGGTGAAACGCTAATGGGTCACTTACAGTTTCTTAATCAAGATGGAGAATGGGAGACATTTCCAAGCCCGGAGCAACAAGAAAATCTAAGGGCTAATGCAGCTGTATTAGAGGAGCTGGGTTACAAGCTAATTTGCCAGTTATGTAATCAGTTCCCAAGCCCTACTCAAATTAGGGATCGTTATCTTCAGCAAGAATGGCAATGCGAAAAGTGCCACACCATAAATTCTGGTGGTAAAGCATGAAGGGCTATATCAATCCAGTAGCTGATTATGAATTCGTGGGTTTCGGTGGCGTGGATAATTGCGACTATTGCGATGCCTTTACACATGTCAATGAATGGAATCGACCAGATGGCGGATTTGTATTCGTG